AGCTCCGTCTTCTCCAAATTTATCGATATCTTTATAAGCAAGAGGTCCGACTTTAGCTACATAAGCCGTAACTGTGGCTCTAGCTTCTCTTTCTCTTACTGGATCTGGGACATAAACACCACCTTTAGTTTGGGCGCTGGGGTAATAAGGAATTATAAGCGCACGATAGCCAGTAGGTTGTGGCAATCTTTCAAGTGCAGAAGGCTCCAATTTAGATGGATCTTCTTCATTTTTAGTTTTGTTTGTATCTGCAAAAGCTTTTTTAATTGGCTTTGGCATACCAGATGTAGCCAATCTGTCTGGAACGAATAACTTTTTAGTCATCTCCGTATTCTATACCCTTCATCGCAGCTTGAATTTCTTGCTCTGTGTAGGCCATGCCGCGTATTTCACCCACAATATACCGATATTCCTCCCATGAGGTAATCGAACCATCTGCAAGCTTATCTTTTAATCTAGCATCACGTTCTCGTATGTTCTTTAAAAGATAATCTGCAAGATGTAGTACGTCCATGCCGCATACAGTATGCTATTTTAAGGGAAACACAAGTAAAAATACTATAAAATCAGAAAATACCTTGGAATCTCTGGGGTCTAGCTATTTTACTAAACTTTTTTACGGGGCCTCCCGCGTTTTTTCGCTGGGGCTTTTGTTTCTTCTTTGGTGGCTTTTTTTTGTTTTTTCGGGCTTGGCTTAGGGCTATCGCTATTGCTTGCTTCTGCGGATACCCCTCCGACCTTAGCTTCGATATGTTCGAGCTTATCGTTTGCTGACTCGATCCCTTTTTCAACGGCATCGCCAATACCCCTTGCTACACGTTTAGCTGCACGAATTTGTTCAACTATCTTTTCTCTTACTGATGAAGACATATTAACTCCGCTTATCTATAGAATTTACAGCAGCTATATCTCGCTGCGTCTTAATGCGCTCTTCAGCAACACGCGCTCTTTCATCTATTGCTTTTTCTTGAGTATCAATTCTTTGCTGTGCAATTAAAGTGTCATTACGTTCTTTCTCACGATCAAGCTCCTGCCGGGAATCAAACTCTTCCTGTTTGCGTTGTAAGTCAGCAGCTTTCAATTGCAGTTCTTGATTGCGTATATCTACCAAAGGATCAGACTGTGGTGGTGGTGCTACGGCTTGCGCCAACTGCTCAGTCATTTCTGCAATGATTTCTGCTGCACGAGCATCAATCTGAGGCTTAAACTGCATCATGGGATCAGGCGGCATAGGTCCCTGTGGACCTTGCATTGGAGGTGCCATTTGAGCTTGTTGCTGCATCATTTGCATTTGCTCTGGTGGTATTTGAGACATAATCTCTTGTTGCGCCTGTCCTTCGGCTAACAAACCAATGTGCTCTTGTATATGCCCCTGCAAGGCCACAATAGCCTGTGGGTTTAACTCCATAGCAGGCGTAGACATAACAGCCATATGAGTTTCTATGTGTGACTCGTGATCTTGATCTGGAAAAGCCTGTAAAGGCCCACCCATCAACGCATTTTGGTTCTCCTTAGCAGGGTTCATAGGCATAGGTTGTGGAGGTGGTGGCAAGATAGCGTCAATGTTATTAACCCCTAATGCCTCGTACATTTTACGATACGCTTGATACAAACCCTGTGGACCACCATGAATTTGCGGGTTTGACTGCACCATTTGCAACTCTGTCTGAGCCAATGCAATGCGCTGTGACATTGAAAAAATGTTTGGATCAGATACAGGTAAAACATCTACTCTAGCATCAAAGTCTTGTGCAAATACTTCTGGACCCATCTGCATATCAGCAGCGTATGGATACGCTTGTACTGTCTCAGCAAAAATATTGCTCAACAGTTTAAACTCTACCTTTTGAGAATAGTGCATACGTTTATGAATAGCAGACATGACTTTCGTGCCGCGCTCCATAATCGCCATAGTCGTACCAACAGGCGTTTCACCACTCATCTCACCAATCTTCATGTCAGCCATAGACGCAAATCTGCGTCCAGCGTCCACAAGCGTACCCATGAGATTGTAAAGCGTCCCTGAAGGCTCCTTAAAGGGAAGGGGCATCAAGGAGCCTTGCAGGGTGCCTCCAACCACATCAATGTCCCTAAACTCTCCGGGCTGAAGTGGGGAATCTTCATCACGAATACGAGCACTACGAGACTTGAAACCCGCAGGTAAGTTGGAGAGTGTACCCGCATCAATCAACTGACGCAGAATAGAGGTAGAAGCTTGAGCCAAACCACCAATCATGTGAGTTAAACCCAAACCATAAAAGCCCAAACCGGGAAGAAACTTATAATGCACGAAATATTGTTTTGCACGTTTCATCGGATCTATTTCAACATAATTTCTGCGAACAGATAAAACCTCACCTGAACTTTCAATAATCGTTACTATGTAAGGAAGCTTTAAACCACTAGGCATACCATCAGGCCCCATGTCTTCAAAGCCCTCAATATCCAAAGATGTATGTACTTCATACAGCGTTATATCTTCAGAAGGTCCAGATGGATGAACACCCTGCACATCATCAATCGACTCTTCTATCTGACTACCACCATACTCTCCACCGTATTGACCTTCAGGAATATCAACATCACGATAAAAACCATTAAGCTGTAGCTTTTTTATCTCGTTGGAATCCATCGTAAGTCGATGCGTAATACGCGGCGAGGACAACAAATCAGTCGCGCCATACGGCACGATAATGTCTTCAGCATGTAAAAATTTACTAACTGCCCTGCCTTTAAGCGGATCAAAATACACCTTTTTAAAAGTAGAACCAGTAACAGGAAGATAAAACAGCATCTGATCCAACTCAGGATCATATTCTTCCATCTCGTAAGTAATCATATAGTTCATGTAGTCTTTAACGCGCTCTGCCTGT